TAAAAAAAACAAAATTGTAAAAGAATTATCTAATCAAGAATTTAATACTTATAAATTAAAAGAAAATGAATATTTTAGTTTTGAAGAATTCAAATCAAGTGATATTTTTATAGAAGGTTCTATTCCTAATAAAAAAATGATAAACATTGTAAATAAATTATATGATAATGAGATAGAAATAGCATTATTAACTGCAAGACAAGATTTTGATAATAAAGACACTTTAATAGAATATCTAAAAAGTTTTGGTTTGAATATAGGTCATTACAAAAATAAAGATATACATATTATAAGAACAGGAAATTATACTGAAATTACATCTACTGCAAAAAGAAAACAATTTGTAGTTGAAAAAATCTTAAAGAAAAGATATAAAGATTTTGATGAAATTGTATTATATGATGATAATGAAGATAACTTAAAGGAATTTATGAAATTAAAAGATAAATTTGAAAATAAATTATTTACTGCTTTTAAGGTTGAAGGTGAAAATATTATAAAATATAAAGGAGATTAAATATGTTAAAAGAAGTAAAAACATTTATATTTGATGATATAGATAAAAAAGATATTTGTGATTATTATGTTACTATATTACAATCTTATAAAACTAATGAATTAGTTAAGTTTTTAAGTAATAAATATAAAATTTTAGAAAATATTAATAAAGATGATATTACGAGAATATTTCCTTATATTATAAATGAAAATAATAAAGTAGAAATAGTATTAGATATTGTAATTAATAAATATGAATCTTAATTATAAAAGGATAAATATGTTAAAAGTTATAAATTTATTTGGTGGACCTGGAACAGGAAAATCAACTACTGCTACAGGATTATTTCATCTAATGAAATTAAATAAAATAGAATGTGAATATGTTTCTGAATTTGCTAAGGATATGGTATGGGAACAAAACACAAAATTATTAGAAAATCAATTTTTTGTAAGTGCTAATCAACATCATAAAATTTTTAGAGTATTACAATATTACAAAAATCATAATATAAACGATGGATTTGTAATTACAGATAGTCCTTTTGTTTTAGGTATTTTTTACGGAAATGAAAATTGGTCGCAATTAGATAGATTCAATGAATTTTTAGTACAAGAATTCAAAACAAACGATATGAGTGGATTAAAAATGCAAAACATAAATATTTTCTTAAATAGAGTTAAAGAATATAATCCTAAAGGTAGATTACAAACAAAAGAAGAAGCATTAAAAATAGATAAAAGAATAAAAAACTTTTTAACATATTTTGATATTCCATATATTGAAATTGATGGAGACGAAAATGCACCAAATAAAATTTTAGATATAATTAAAAATAAGGAGAATAAATGAATGTCTTAAATATATTAGATAGTTTAGATAATTCATCTAGTAAAAAAGAAAATAATATTGAAAACAACACAAAAACATTAAATGTATTTTTTGAAAAAGATTATACATCTTATGCTTCATATGATAATGCAAGAAAAATAGGTAATATAATTGATGGATTAAAATTATCTAGTAGAAAAGTTATTTATACTATTTTAACTAACAATATAAAAGATGAAATAAAAGTATCTCAATTAGCAAGTAAAGTTGCTGAATTAACTGAATATTTACACGGAGAAAAAAGTTTAGAAGGTGTTATTGTAGGACTCGCTCAAGATTATAGTGGTTCAAATAATTTACCTTTATTATATCCCGAAGGTAATTTTGGTAAAAGATTCATACCAACAGCATCAGCAAGTAGATATATTTATACTCATATGCAAAATTATCTAAGAGATATTTTCTTAAAAGAAGATGATGATATTTTAGAAAATCATAAATTTGAAGGTAGAAATATAGAATTCAAATATTATGTCCCTACAATTCCACTTTTATTGATAAATGGTAGTGAGGGTATTTCAAATGGTTTTGCTCAAAAAATATTACCAAGAAATATAGAAGATGTTATTTTTAATATTAAAGCAATATTAAATGAAAATGAAACTAAAATTATGTTACCTTATTATAAAAATTTTGAAGGTGAAATTAAACAAGTTGATAAAAATAAATTTGAAATATTAGGTAAATTTGAATGGATTAGTAATAATAAACTTTTAATAACTGAAATTCCTGTTGGTATATCGTTAAAAAATTATCAAGAAACTTTAGATAATTTAGAAGATAAGAAAATAATTAGAAGTTATAAAGATTTGAGTAGTAAAGGTGATAAATTTAGATTTGAAATAATTGTAAATTCTAATTGGAAAGAATTATCTGATTATAAAATTTTAGATAAATTAAAATTGATAAAAAAAGTTACTGAAAATTTAACTGTTACAAATGAATTAAATAAAATTGAAGTATTTGATAATATCAATGATATTTTGAAATATTACATTGATTTCAAATTAAATTATATTGACAAAAGAAAAGAATATCAACTTATTAAAATTGAAAAAGAAATTAAAGATTTACAAAGAATTATTGATTTTATTAATTTAATTGTATCAAATAAAATAGATATTAGAAAAGAAGAAAATGAAATTGTTAAAATTTTGGAAGAGTATAATTTAGAAAAAGTAGATAATTCTTATGATTATTTATTTAGAATTCCTATTAGAAGATTAAATAAAAATGAAAGAGATAAATTAAACAATAAAATTAAAAATTTATTTAATGAATATGATTTATTAAATAATACTTCTTCTAAGGATATTTGGATAAAAGATATAGAAACTTTACAAAAAAAGATAGGTTAATTCCTATCTATATTACATTTGATATTTTAATAAATTTTATGTTAAAAATCTTAATTAAAATCTTAATTAAAATCTTAATTAAAAATTAAATAATGTTAAAAGGTATTAAAATGTTAAAAGAAATATTACAAGAAGCTCAATCTAAGTTAGGTAAAGAATGGGAATATGCTTCTAAAGGATATATGCCATTAACACCTTCAATATTAAAAGAATTTGAAACAAAAATAAATAAATGTTATCATATATGTTCAACAGAAGATTTATCAGCACTTTATAAACTTCAAAATAAAAATAAAGATATATCTGCATTTACAATAGGTTCTAAAGGTTTATCTAATGGTGTATATAATAATGCTAAAATTTTAGTTGAATTAGAAGGTTATACATCTTTTCATTCACCTAATGATTTAGAAACGATAAGAGATAGAAATGGATTAAAATGGTTAAGAAATGATTTACCGGGTGATTTTAGTTTATATATAAGAAATAATTTTTCTGTTAAAATGTGGAAAGTATTTACTGAAAAATACGATTGTAGTTTTTTTGATTTAAGTAGTACAATAAAAAAATTAGATGATAAAGGAAAGGCAGAATTCATAAAAGAATATTTTGATTTATCTAAAAAACTAATAAACAAAAAATTATTAGATGATATAAAAGATATAATTCAAAAAGATTATCATAAAGAATATACTAATGATGAATTATTATTACATAATTTTAATATTTTAAGATGGTATTATATAAGAGATGATGAAACACTTGAAGAAATAGAAAATGAAATTAAAAAATTAAGTAAATATAAAAAAGATTTTGTTGGGATAATTTCAAAAGAAATTATAGAGAATATAACACCTAATTTTGAAATAGAAAAATATGTAAAGAGTGTGAAATGAGTAATGAAATAATTGAAGCAGTAATAGAAAATGAAGATTTTATGAATGGATTAAAAGATTATAGTGATGAAGTGTCAGAACAAAATGTTTTTAAGTCATTAGATTTATTAACTGAAGAAGATGATGAAATAATAAATAATTTAGTTTTTGAAGGTAAATTACCGAATAGAGAATTTATAAATAGAGTTAAAATGTCAGGATTAGGTATTTCTCTACAATTAGTTCAATTAGCAAGAAAATTGTCTGCTAAATTGCAAATTATAGAAAAATATTTATCAAGACTTGAAGATAAATTATTCGATGAAAGAACAATTAATTCAATGAATACATCAGAAGCAATGCAATTATATAGTCAAACAAGAATTTTATTTGAAAGAACAGAAAATATGTTAATGCAAATTCAAGAAAGAGTTGATATAGACAATGTAGAAATGACATTAAAAACATTGATATCAAAAGAAGGACTAGAAGAAGATGGTGTTGATACACCTGAAACAGATGAATTAGAAGATTTAGATGAAATATTAGATATGATAGCAAATAAAAAAAGAGAAAAAGCATTACAAGCAGAAGAAGAGATTAGAAAAATTTAATGTTATCATATTTTTATATAATACAAGTTATCAAAAATAATAAAAAAATTAAATAAATATAAAAAGGATATTAAAATGTTGAAAGAATTTTTAGAAAATGAAGAATTAAGTCCTCTTCAAAAAGATTATAGACAATTTTTTGAAGATATGTTAAAAAAATTTGGAGTTGATAGTCCAGCAGAATTGACAAATAAACAAAAAATTGATTTTTTTAATGCAATAGCATTATTTTGGGATAATGGAAAAGGTCCTAAAAAAGACCCTAAAGATATTCCTGATGATTTAATTAAATTTGAAACAAATATTAAATCTCCAGAAGATTTATTCAAAACACTTAAAGAACAAAAATTAAAAGAATTAGGAGAATTGGAAATTAATGAAACTCCTGTAGGTCAAAGAGGTAGAACATCAAGAAAAGAAGCAGCAGAATATATTGCTGATCATCCAGAAATTGTTAGAGAAATAGAAAAACTTATCAAAAAAGTGGGTGGAAAAGAAGTATTAAGACAAATAATTAAAATTATTTTAGCAACTGATATAGATCAATATAATTTTCAAGCAAATGAATTAGAGCATATGAGAATGAAAAAACTTAACAATCTTATGAGTGGTTTTGGTAAATTTATTTAAATGATTTATGATGAAAGAAAATATAAAAGATACAAACAAATATGTATCTAAATCTAATAATTTCAAAGAAAAATTCAGTATCAAAAAACAATATGATATTGAATTTTATAAATCTTTAGAAAAAGAAATTAAAGAAGTTATTTCTCTTTACGATTTCTTAAACTTAGAAAATACAAGTCAATACACATTAATAAATAAGATTGATACATATGCTCAAGTAACAAATTTTGAAGGAAGCAATTTTGAAAAGACTTTACATTTTATATATTCATTAGATTTAGATATAGATAAAATAGGAAGAATTTTATCAAAATCAGATTATATAAAATATGAAGATGTAAAAAAATTAATAAAAGAAAATGGTTGGTTAATTTAATACATATAAAATTAGGAGAAGATATGAGATATATTTTAATAGGAGATAATCATTGGGGTAAAAAGAAATTTAATATTAAATTCTTTGATTTACAATATAAATTATATGAAGAACAAATAATCCCTTATATGAAAAAAAATAATTTAGATACTATTATTCATTTAGGGGATTTATTTGATAATAGAATTATTATGGATATTGGATTTTTTGATTTGTTTGTGAATAAATTTATTACTTTATTAAAAGATAATAATATAAAATTTATATCTATTTTGGGTAATCATGATATTTATTATAAAAATAGATTAGATGTAAATATGGTAAAATATTTGAATTTTATATATGATAAATTTATAGTTATAGATAAAATAATTAACATTGATAATATGACTTTAATCCCTTGGATAATAAGTGATAATGAATTACCAAACGATTATAATGATATTGTATTAGGACATTTTGAATTTCAAAATATAGATAAAATGATTACAGGTAAATATAGTTATAATCATTTCGATAAAGCAAAAATAGTGATATCGGGTCATTATCATAATTTTTCTAAAAAAGATAATGTTATATACATAGGAACACCTTATCAACTTTCTTGGAACGATTTTAACGAAATAAAAGGTTTTTATGAATTAAATACAGATACACAAGAATTAAAATTTATAAAAAATGAAATAACACCTATTCATCTTAAATTAATTTATAATAACAAATATAAAAAATTATTATTAAAAGGTTTTAATGAAAGTATTTTTATTGATGTAGAAGATTTAGAAAATTATAAAAAACATAAATTCAAATTTATCGTAGAAACACCTGGTTACGAAGAAATAGTATATGAAGTTAGTAAGATTATTGATTTTGAATTTATAAATGAAGCAAAAATTTTAGAATTAACAGGTATAGATAGTAATGATAATATTGAATACAAAGTAGAAACACCAAAAGAATTATTAGAAAAAATACCAGATAAATATAAAGATATTGTTCAAGAAATTCAAAATTATAATATATAAAGGAGTATAAATTGAAAATAAATTTTAATAAAATTAAATTACAAAATTTTTTATCTTATCAAGAAGAACAAACTTTTGATTTTGATGGTAATTTAACATTAATAACAGCAAAAAATGGAAGTGGAAAGACATCCATAAGTGATGCTTTATTTTATGTTTTATTTGGTAAAAATATTAGAAGTAAAAAATTAAATGATTTAATAAATATAAATATTGGTAAAAAATTAAAAGTTGAATTAGAATTTAATATAGACGAAGATAAATATAAAATTATTAGAGGTATAAAACCTAATATATTTGAAATTTATGAAAATGATAAATTAATTGATATGAATGGTAGTATAAAAGAATATCAAAAACAATTAGAAAATATATTACAATTCGATGAATTAGTATTTACTCAATTATTATATTTAGGTGCTAATGTTACTAATTCTAAAAATTTTATGGAATTAAATTCAAAAGAAAAAGAAGATGTTTTTCAAATTTTAATGGATACTTCTTACTTTAATGAATTGAATGTAAAAGGTAAAGAATATAAAAAACACTTAAAAAATAATATTGATAAAATAATTTTTCAATTAGATAATAATAAAAAAGATTTAGAATATCTTATTAATGTTTTAGAAGAAGACAAAAAACATAATGAAATAGTTCAAAATCAAAAAGATGAATTGATAAATAAATATAAAGAAGATATTCATGTATTAAAAGATGATTTGAATCATTATAATTTGAATTTAGAAGAATTAAAAAACAAATTAAAAATTGAAAAAGACAAATATTCTACATTAGAAGAATCATTTAATAAAGAATTAGAAAAATTAAAAAATAGTATTAAAGATAAAATATCTATATTAAAAAACGAAATAAATAAAAAAGATATTTTAATAAAAGATATTCAAAATAAATTACAAGATAAGAAAATAAATATTAAAAATTATCAAAAAGCAGAAAAAGAAAAAATAATTTGTGATAATTGTGGTAATGAAATAAAACAACATTTTGATTTTGATTATCAAGAAGAAATTAAAATTGCTAAACAATTAGCAAAAGAATATGAAGATTTGCAAAATGAAAAAAATAAATTAAATGATAAAATATCTGAAATAAAAAATGAAGCACTAAAAGAAAAATCCAAAATTCAAAATAAATTTAATATAAACAATCTTAAAAATAATATAGATAATTTAGAAAAAGAAATTGAAAGAAACAAAAAACACATAATTAAAACTAATGAAAATATTAAAAATAAAGAAAGTGATATTGAACATTTAGATAATATGAAGTTAAGAAATATTGATGAAAATCCTATTAAATTAAAAAAAGATAATATATCAAAATTAGAAAAAGATTTAATAAAAACTAAAGAAAAAATTAATTTAATTGATGAATTTTTAGAAATTATATCTGATGATAATCTTAAAGGTCAATTTATAGAAAAACATTTACCTTTATTAAATTATCATATAAATAATTATATAATTAAATTTGGATTACCTTATAATTTTGTATTAGATAAGAAATTTAGAGAGACAATTTTATATAAAGATTCAGAATTAAACTTCGGACAATTATCTAACGGTCAAAAAATGAGAATTATAATTGCTATATTATTTGCATTCTTAAAATTATCAGAAGAAAAATCTAAAGTAAGTTTTAATATTTTAATATTAGATGAATTTATTAATGGTAGTTTAGATAACGATGGAATAGATGATATATTAAAAATATTAAGTAAATTCGATAATAAAAATATTATACTTATTACACATAATGATGATATTAAAAATAGTGAAATATTTGATAAAATTGTTAAAATAGAAAAAACAGAAAAAGGAAGTAAAATATTATAATTTTTTCCTTTTTAAGTTGACTTTTAATTAAAAATAAAGTATAATTATGAAACATGAAAAGGAAATCGATAATGTTAAAGGAAATATTAGAAAAACAAAATAAAATTAATGAATTTGCTTGTTTATTACAAAAAAATACAGGATTAAAAGGTTGTATCTATATACATATAAAACAAGGAAAACATAATCCAAGAATTAAATATTGTCTTAAAACTTGTAAAAATAATTGTATAACAATTACAATAAATAACGAAATTATAGATGATAATAAAGTTATAAAAAATTTAGATAAAAAAGAATTAGAATTAGTAAAACAATTTGTAAGTGAAAATAAGGATTTAATTTCAAATTATTGGTATAATTATAATGAAATTGATACTTATGATATTTTACAAGATTTCATAAAATGGTTTCAAGAAAAATTATAAATTTTTTAATTTATAATATAATAAACAAAAAGGAGAATTAATGAAAATTATTAGAGAAGAATTCAAAGATTTATGGGAAGAAAAGTATAGACCACAATGTTTAGATGATATTATTTTACCTGAATTTCTTAAAGAACAATTAAAAGAAATGGTAAAAAAGAATGAAATTAAAAATATTATGTTAACAAGTAATATTCCTGGAACAGGTAAAACTACATTAATACATTCATTATTAAATGAATTAGATGTTGAATATAAATGGATAAATGCATCTGAAAATAATAATGTAGGAACAATTAGAAATGATATTGTTAGTTTTGCATCTACAATGAGTGCTAACGGTAAAAAGAAAGTATTAGTATTAGATGAAGCAGATAATTTAACAACTTCTACATCAACAGGTGCTGGTGCTCAAGATATTTTAAGAGGTGTTATTGAACAATATTCAGCAAACACAAGATTTTTTCTAACAGGAAATTATAAAGAAAGATTTATTCAACCTTTATTGAGTAGATTTACACAATATGATTTTGATGAAATTTTTAGTAAATATAAAAAAGAAATTGCTAAACAAATGTATCAAAGATTAATATTTATTTGTGAAAACGAAAATGTTGAATACAATAAAAAAGATTTACAAGAAATAGTAAAAGAAAATTATCCATCTACGAGAAATATGATTATAACTTTACAAAATAATATCTTTAATAATAAATTAGAATTAAAAAATAAATATTTGGATAATGAATTTGATGATGTTATGAAACTCGTAAAAGAAAAAAATTGGGTAAGTGTTAGAAGTAATATAATGACAATAAATAATATTTCTAATTTTTATTCTTGGTTTTGGAAAAAAATGGATGATTATGTTGAACCAAATAAACAACCTGGTATTGTTATAGAGTTAGCAAGATACCAAGAAATGGATAGATTATCTAAAAATAAAGAAATTACATTAATGGCATTTTTAACAAAATTAATGACAACTATTTAAGGAATAAATATGAAAAATGTAAAATTACCAAGTGATATTAATGATATATCAATAAAAGATATGCAATATATTATTCCTAATATGAATATAATTAAATTATTATCGAATAAATTAAATAAAGAAATTGAAATATATGTTAGAAAACATCCTGAATTGGATGTTATAGAAAGTATAGTAAAATTATGTGAAGATAATAATGTTAGATTTGAAGATATCGAAGAATATATTTTAGAAACTGATATTGTTAAAAATTTAAGAGAGCAAAATGCAAACAAAAATTTAACACAAGAATTATTTTAGAATTAAAAAAGGACTTAAATGGAAGATGTGGTAGAAACATTTAATTCTATTAGGGTAGTATATGATGGTTTTAATAAAAATAAAAAATTAACAGAAGTAAAATATCCAAAAGATTTTATAATACAATATGAAATATTTTTATCTCCTTTCTTTAATTATGATAGAAAATTTTTAATTTTTTTGTCTTTGATATCTATTGTATTATATGGAGAAAATAATTTTATAGAATTTCTTAAAAAAATGAATTACTTAAAAAAGAATAGAGAAATATATTATAAATTCAAACATATATTACAAAGTCCTAATAAATTTGTTAAAAAAGATATACATTTTATTCTTGAAAATGTAACATATATTACTAAGGAAGATGTTTTTAGATTATATCAAACAAAACAAATAAGTTTTTATACTTTTTATTTTTTATCTAAAAGATATGAAGATGATATGACTTTGGTAGAAAAAATGATATATAAAAGAGTAGCATATTTATTCAAATTTATAAAATATGATATAGATGAAAACATTTTTAATGTTGTTATAAATAAAGAACAAAATAAAAATTTATTTTAGGGAGAAACGATGAAAGAAGAAAAAGTTAAAAATGTATTAGAAGGATTATTTATTGAAAAAAATCAAGATGAACAAAATGAAGATTATAAAGAAATAGAAGTACAAAAGAAGAAAAAACAATCTCCTTTTGATTATCATTATAAATTTTTTAGAGGAAATTTAGCAAAAGATGAATATAATAATATTCAAGAATATCTTTTCTTTATGCATTTAAGTAATTCAAAAAAAATAATAGATGAATTAAGTAATATAATAATGTATGACATACCTTTAGATAAATTAATCCCTATGTTAAGTTTAATATTGAAATATAAAAAAATAAATAATATTTATTATCCTAAAAAACCAAAAATTAAAAACGAAAAATATCTTAATAGTGTTAAATGGTATTTCAAAATAAATGATAATACAGCAAGAAGATACATTAAAAAATTAAACGAAAGTGAATTAAAAATTATAGAAGATAGTTATAAAGTTTCTTTATGATTTTTAATTTGTAAAATAGTTTCTTTTAATATATTAGGTTTAACTATAATTAAACGACAATTGGTTTACTTTATTAAAAAAATTTAATATAATGATATTAATTATAATAACAATCATAAATAAAAGGAATATTGATGTCAAATCTCAAAGAACATATAAATAATTTAGACCCAGAAAAAGTTGTTTTAGTTCATTTAATAAACAATCCTGGGTATTTTAATAAAACATTATCAAAATTAGATAAAAATCATTTTAGAAATTTAGAATCTCAAATTATAATGGAAAATATAAAAGATTTTAATGCCAAATATGAGACTAAACCATCATTGAAAGAATTAGCATTATTTATATTAGAACAATCTAAATATGATAAACAAGTAAAAGATAGAATTAAATCTTATATAAAAGAAATACATCAAGAAACTCCTATCGATAATATGGATTTTTTATTAGATTTTACTAAAAATTTTATTAAGAAAATGAATTTACAAGATGTGATATTAAAATCTGTAGATAAATTAAAAAAAGATGAAATTGATAATACAATTATAGGAAATTTTGAAGAAGCACTTAGTATTGATTTTGATAAAAATTTGGGTATGATTATCGATGAAATAGAAAGAAAATTTGAAGAATACAATGAAAAATTTGGAGTGTTACCTACTGGTATAAATATTTTAGATGAAACATTAGGTGGAGGAATTCGTAATAAAAGTTTAATTACTTTAAGTGGTGCTTCACATTCTGGTAAAACAGCAATTAAATGTGCTATAACAGCAGGTTTAACTTTAAATAAAAATAATGGTGTGTATTTTACATTAGAAATGAGTGAAAAAGATATATTCAAAAGAATAGATGCTAATTTATTAAATGTTCAAATAAACGATATTAATAAAATGAGTTTTGATGAATACAAAGAAAGATATGATAAAATTAAACCTTATTTAGGAAAATTATTTGTTAAAGAATATCCAGCAGGTAGTTTAGATGTTAATATGATAAGAAGTATAATTGATGATATAGAAAGTCAATATAATATTAAACTTGATTTTATAGTTATTGATTATATCGGATTGATGAATTCTACAAGAGTTAGAATGAATTCTGGATTATATACATTTTATAAATCTATTTCTGAAGAATTACACGGTTTGTCTAAGAAACTTGATATTCCTGTTATAACATCAACTCAATTGAATAGAAGTGCATATAATAATTTAGAAGCAGGTATGGAAAATGTTTCAGATTCTATGGGTATTGTGATGACAAGTGATGTTTTTATAAATATACTAAATGATGAAGAATTAAGAAACAATTCACAAATTATGTTTAAGTTTGATAAAAATAGATATACTGGTAAATTAAGTAAAATTATATTAAATGCTGATTTTTCTAAGGTTAAAATTTGGGGAGAAGATGATGAACCTGTTTCTAAAATGAATTTAGATATCGATGTGTCGAGTATAAATATATCGACAAATAATACAAATTCAAAAGTTGAAGAAAATAAAAATACTATTGAAAATATTAATAAAAATGATAATACAAATTCTAAACAAGTAAAAATAGAAAAATCAAATTCATTTGGAATTCCAGAAGTAGATTTAGATTTAAGTCAATTAAATGTTACAAAAGATGATGAATTCGATGATTTTGAATTTGATTAAAAAGGATAAAAAATGTTAATTACAGATATTGGAATTGATGAAGCAGGTAGAGGGTCTGTTGCGGGTAGTATGTTTTTAGTTGGAGTAGCGATAACAAATAAAGAATTGTTTTATGAAAAATTCAAAGATGTTTATATTAGAGATAGTAAAGTATTATCATCTAAACAAAGAGAACATATTTATAATTTAGCAAAAGAAAATATAGGAATATGTTTACAAGTTAATGTTCAAAAATTTAATGCTAATCATTTAGATAAATATGGATTAAGTTTTTGTTATGAAAAAGGATTGAATAATATTTATAACGATTTATCAAAATATTTTGAAAATCCTGAATGTATTTTTGATGGAAAAACTTTATATGGAGCTACAAATTTAATTAAACCTGTAATAAAAGCAGATGATATATATTATAATGTAGCGATAGCAAGTAATATTGCCAAAACCAAAAGAGATAAAGAAGTTGAAAGTTTCAATGAAAAATATCCTGAGTATAATTGGAATGAACATAAAGGTTATCCAAATGGACATAAAAAATATTTAGAAAAATATGGTATAATAAAAGGTATTCATAGAGAAAGTTGGTCGACTATTAAAAACTTAGATAATAAATTTTATCACTATTGATATTTTTATTAAAATTATATCAAAATTAGTTGACTTTTATTTTATTTTTTAGTATAATTATAACATAAAAACAAAGGAGAAAAAATGAAAAAAGAAATATTAGAAATAAATATCAGTGAAACTAGTTTAGGTGGAAGTATGTATTTAAGTCTTGAAGAAGCAAAAGAAATGTTATCACAAGTAGATAAAAGAGAAAAATGGTCTTTACTGTCATATTTAATTGACAATGGTATGTTAGAACCAAGAGAATATACATTAGAAGAAATTGGTAATATTATGGGAACATCTAAACAATATATTAAAAAAATACAAGATACAGCATTAAATAAATTAAAAGATTTATTAGACCCTGAAGATTTTACATTTTTATTAAATAAATGATAATCTTCTCTTATTTTTATTATAATCATGACTGAAAATTAAGGAGTATTAATGATACAAGGTATATGGAAAATTAAAAACAATACTTATGTTAGAGAAAACGATGTATTCAAAAAAATAAATTTGAAATACCCCGTTTTCGAAAAAGATAAAAATGGTGAATATAAAGATTATACTTTAAAAAATAATTATAAATTAAGAGAATTTACTAATTTAACTGAGTATAATAATTACATCAAAACATATGGAGACTTAAAAGATATAAAAACTGTTTCACCTACTTTTTGGTGGAATTTTAATAATAGATGGAAAAAAGATTCATTCAAAAATCAAAAAATAATTTATATGGATATTGAAACCATTGATTTGAATGATAGAAAATTTCCACAACCACATTTAGCAGAAGCACCAATAACACATATACAATTATTAAACAGTGAAACGAATAAAGTAACAATTTTATTTACCAAAGACATTAATAACGAATTAAAAGAAAAATACAATAATGTTAATTTTGTTTTATGTAAAGATGAAAAAGATTTATTAAAAAAATATTCATTATATATCAAAAAAGTAAATGCTTCTATTATAACTGCTTATAATGGAGATTTTTTCGATTTTCCTTATATATTTTTTAGAAGTATTAAATTAGGATTAGATCCTAATATATTTAGTCCATTAAATGATTATGAAATAAAAGTAGAATTCAAATTAGAAGATGGTAGTTATAAAAAATATTATAAATTAAATGATATATTAGAATTTATAAAAACAACTGATTCATCTAAATATAAGATGAATAAATGTTATATAGAATATAAAGGATATTATCAATTAGATTATTTGGTTATTTTTAAGAAATTTAACTTCGATCCCTTACCAAAATTTTCATTGGAATATGTAACATATAAATATTTGAAAGAAGGAGATGGTAAAATATCTTATAAACAATATGATAGCATTCACGATTTTTATGAAAAAGATTATGATGGATTTACTGAATATTCTATTAGAGATGTTGAAGTTTTAAGAGATTTAGAAAATAAATTTAAGTATTTTTCTATTGTTACTCAATTAAGTTTAGATTTTGTTTGTAATTTTAATATAGGAATGGAAACACTTCAACCTTGGAATAGTAGATTATCAATGTTATTTTTAGAACAAAATATTATTCCTCCTAAAGATGATATGAAAGGTGAAGTAGCACATATTACAGGTGGATATGTTAGAAATCCTATAAAAGATAAACACGAATGGGTAATGATTTTTGATTACAATAGTATGCACCCTAGTTCAATGGTAGCAACAAATACTTGTGTAACAACATATATTTCACCAGAAGAATTATCAAAAGAAGCAAAAGAAATATATGATATATTTAGAGACCAAGATGAAGAACATTTATTCAAAGAAAATATATACAATAAAATGAAAGAAGTATGTAAAAAAGATAATATAACTTTCAGTGGAACATCATTTTATAAAAGAGATAGACAAGGTATTATTTCTAAAGATATTGAAGATATATATTATGGTAGAAAAATAGAAAAACAAAAAATGTTATTAGCAAATGTTGTATTGAGTAATATAGAAAAAGATATAAAAGATAATAGTTTTAATGTTAAAGAAATCATAAATAAAATTGAAAATAACGAAATCAATTGGGATAATGTATATGAAATAAGAATATCAGATAAAGAAAATATAAGATTATTAGAAGATTATTCAGAATTAAAAGAAACAAAACAAAAAGTTGAAAAACTTAAAATTAACTCTATTTATGGTGCTTTGAATAATAAATATTTTCCTTTTTCAAACTTTGATATTGGTGCAGGAATTGTATTTATGAGTAGATATATAATTAAAAGAACTGGTTATAATTTAGTTGAAAAAACTAAAAGATTTTATAAACATAAAAATATAGAATTTGAAGATTATAAACCTAAATTAGAAAATAACAATCCTGAATTTCCTATTATAAATGAATACAAAGATAAGAGATGGATTTATGCAGATACTGATGCTGTTGATATTTCATTCAAAGAATTAGCATTACATATATTAAAAGGTAGAAATTATAATGATTTATCTGAAGAAGAAAAGAAAAAATTCATAGATAAATTGATTCAATTTGCTGATAAAATAATTCAACCTGAAATTGATAATATAGTTAATAAAATGGCACAAGATTTTAATTATAGATCTAAAGGTTTTGCTGGTGCTAAATTAGAACAAATTATTTCTTCTGGTATTTGGGTAGCAAAGAAAAAATATGCTAAGATAACAAATTATGATGAAGGTAGTTATTTTTTAGATGGTGAATTAACCGTAAAAGGTTTAGAAATTGTTAGAAGTTCTACTCCAGAATATGCTAAAGATGTTTTATCTAAATCTTTAGAAATTATGTTAATTAAAAATGAAAATGATTTACAAAATTATATTCATATAGAAAAACAAAAATTTATGAATAAAATTGGTCAATTAGATTTTATACCTAAAATATCAAGAATTACAGGTGTAAATGGATTGAATTATATTTATGATGGCGATAAATTCAAAAAAGAAATTAAAGATAGCAATGGTAATTATAAAAAAAGTTTGTCTGCTCCTATGAATAGTAGAGCAAGTATATTATATAATAAATTAGTAAAAGATAATAATTTAGAAGAAAAATATCCTTTTATAGAAGAAAGAGATAAAATTATGATGGTTCATTTGAATATAAATAATCCTATTATAAAAAGTGAAATTATTGCTTTCAAAGATGAAAATTTCTTAAAAGATATTGGATTATTAGATTGGATAGATTATAATATGCAATGGTTAAAAATTATAGAACAACCTTTACAAAGTTTAAGTGATACTATTAAATGGTCTTTTGAAAAAAAATTAGATTTATTTTAAGATAAAATTTATTAATAAAGGAAAAATATGAGAAGAATGTTAGAACATTTAGAAGAAACAATTGAAAAAGAATTAGGTAATGATATTATAAATATAACCGAAAAATATGTGCTAAAAGATTTTGGAAAAGAAATTAAAAATATTTCTAACAACATTATAAAAGAAACAATATTAGATAATTTACAGTATACATTTAATCACGAATATAATACGGTATATGAATTTGTTTCTGATTTAGAAAAAGAATATCAAGATGTTATATATAAAATGTATTATATTCTAAATAGTTGTTCTATAAATACAAGAATATTAGGTGTAATTTTATTGAGAGAATTTACAAATAAAGTAATTAAATCAACAAGAAAAAAACTCAGAACCGATTGGAGATTTCAAAGAGAAGGTCAAGATGAAGTAACAAATATGTTAATAAACTTTTTAGAAGAAAAGATTAATAAATAATTTTTTCTTTTCTTATTTTTGAATTATATAAAAAACATGAATGATATGAATGAAAGGAGTTAATTATGAATTATAGAAGTAATATAAAAGCAAAAATTATAAATGAAAGTTATGCTATGTTGGGTTTCAAAGATGGTGGAATTGCTAAAGAAATTATGCAAATATTACAAGCACATCCTAAAAATTATGAATTTAATCCTATGTATAGGAAAGGAATATGGGATGGTTATACTAAATTCTATAGTGTAAAAAATGGTTATATGATTATAAATAAAGGATTGTTATCTCTTATAGAAGATTATTGTAATGATAATTATATTAAATTTGAAATTGTTAATTTATCATCAAAAGATTTTAATAAAAATGATGTAGATGATTTCATTAAAGAATTAAATTTACCTTTTGAACCCAGAGATTATCAATTAGAAGCAGTTTATAAATCTCTTGAAAATAAAAGAGGAATTTTTGGTATGGCAACAGGTTGTTTATCACCCGATACAATGATAGAATGTATAGTTGAAGATTAAAAAATTTTAATTTTTTTCATCTTAATTATTAAAAATTTATAGTATTAATAGGTTTTTTAATGATTTTTAATAAGAAAAAATGTGTATATATATGTTCTTTTCTTATTATCTTTTTTTAGAATTTCAAAACTATTATACTTTTTAATATTTTAATACTTTTAATAGAATTTAATATTTTAATACTTTTTAAGGTTTTTAATCTTATTTTTTATCTATTAAAGATTAAAAAATTTTAAT